AAAGCTCCGAAGCCATCTCCACTGATTGTTACCGTTGGAGATATCACATATTCTGTCTGTTGACCAGGAGTTATAAAGAATGATATAACGTTTGCCGTTCCATTGATAATCGTAAGATTTGCCGTATTGCGAGAATATACTGTCTGACCAGCGATGAATTGGCCAAGAGGGCTTTCAATCGTAACAGTTGGATAGGCAGTTAATGTATTAATATAGGCAGTTTGTTTTGAAGATTCGCCGCTTAGATAGAGACCGTGAACGAAACCAGAACCAGCAATTTGAGCAATAACAACGCTGGATGTATTTGAGTAAGAACAAATACCATAAGTTCCCTGGAATGTCCCGATATTATCAACCATATCAATACGCTCGCCGGGAATGAAGAGAGTTCCGAATAGCGTAGTGTTTGAGTAACTCACAATCATTGTTTGTAGGTTCGTATTTACAACCAAACCATTCGCAGATAGAAGTGTGTAAGAAATAATTTCAGTTGCGTTTGGAATAACGTAAGTTAGGTTAGCTACCGCAGGAGCTAACAGGGCCGTATCAAGCACGACACAAGTTGAGTTTACCGCCGTAACTCTTCTAATATTCGTATTAGCATTAGTTCCTACACGAATGTAAGTATTTGTTGGGAACGTTGTTGTGAATGTGGTCTGAGCGGTATTTGTCGAAAATGCATAAGAAAGCCCAAGAGGGTCGAGATTAGCTATTGCAAGTACAGCATTTGCATGAGATGTATTTCCTTTCACCTGAAAAACATTACCAAACACACCAGAAACCTGTGATATTGTGAGTTTCTGCTGAGTAAATGAAAGTTTATGCCCAACTTCTGGCGGAATTGTGAACGTAAGAGTGTGCCCGGTTTCATTATGTGTAGTCGGCGTGATAGAAACGTTAGGGCCGTTGAATGTCGCTGAAAGGTTCAATCCAGTGCTATTTGCGTGTGTGGCGAAGTATGATGCTCCATTTGCGAGCCCAACAGGAACTGTATTGCCGGGAGAAACTGTGTAAACTACAATCTGCCCATTAACAACAAACTGACCGGCAATAGAAATGAAGCTATTACCATTAATGCCGGTGTTTGGATTGAATGTTTCTGTCTTAGTAACAGTTATTGCAAGATTTGAACCACCACTTGAAGAAGATAAAGCTATACCTGAACTGTTTGAGAATGATGCAAAGTAAATTGTGTTGTTAACAAGAGGAAATATAGGTGTATTTCCAGTAGAAGTAGTATATAATATTTCTGACAAATTCGCATATGGGTTATTCGCAATAGCGATAAAGCTTGCTGCCACATTTACTGCAAGAAGAGGATTAATGTTTGTATTTACCGATGGTAGCGCCGTTGTTCCAAACAGTATTCCAGTTCCAATGTTGGCTGTTCCATTACTTTGGAACATAAATTCGCCATTTGTGAATGGAATAGTGTTAGAAAGCGTGTAAAGCTCTGTAAAGTACTGAACAGTAGCTGTTCCAGGACCAACAGTACCATTAGATACTGTGTCATACACAGGATATGTTAAATTAAATGTGTTTGATGAATTGCGGATAATCTGAAGAACTGTTGTGTTTGAGGCGACAACGACACCATTAGCGCCACTATCTGACTGAACAACGCTATCTCCGACCTGGAATACCCCCTGCGGATAGACTATTGAGAGAATATCAATGTTTTGAAGAAGAGTATCACCGACATTAAATGTTCCGGCAACGTTCGCCAAGCTGAGAGTAGCGAAGGTATCAAATGGACTATCAAAACGAACAAGCTTGTTAAGACCATCATAAGAAACGATTTTACGAATTTGACCAGCACCGAATCCGGCTTTAAGGTACATCGAACTACCAACATAAAAATTGTTATACGGAGCAGCATTACCATCTATAACCACCACATAACCATTAACGGCATTTTGAAGAAATCCTGAATAGAAAGCAGAGTAACCATTACCAAAAGAACTAATATCTATGGCGTCCACTGTTCCCTGAACAGCGTTTGCAGTAACAAAAGTATTAGGAACAACTGGTATAAAATTTGTGGTAGTGAATTTAATGTAAGTGTCGGAAGGTATCGTGTACATATACTTCCAAACATAACCATCAGACGTGAAGAACGTACCAAAAGTAGATACAACGGTAGGCTTAACAGTAGACCTACCACCAAAGTTGTTGTCGATGCACTTGTAAACATTCAAATCATCCGTTAATACATAGAAGTTTTCATTAAAAAGATTTTCGTTCGTTCCAGAATAGGCAGTATAAATTGAACCGTTATTCCAATTATATCTGGGAGCCATCTGAATAACGTCAAGTTCAGTAATAAGCTTACCAAACACAATTTCGTTATATGTATTTGTTTCAGATTGCTGTTGAGAAATATTGGCAGCAGGAAGAAAGTTATCATTCCAATTACCGTTATTATCTGTCCAGGGTAATGGATGACTTACAAAGACATATTTCGGAGAAACATTATCGGTGATAGCTTGGACTGCAAGATTAGCAGCGGCAACACTAAAATGTTTTGTTAAAACGGCCATTTACTTCCTCTAATGCGTACCATCTGCCAAAATAAAGCTATTTGCTTCAGTCATAATATCGTATCCAGATTCTGTATCTATGTTCTTTCCTGTATATGGCAGACTATAGACGTTAGATGATATCAATAATCCTCCAACATTAGCAAATTCTCTATTTATTGCAAACTTACCAAATAAGGCATAACCTACAGGGTGAACAAGCTCCTTAACAAGATCTTTATAAGCTTCTATTGCCTTCTCAGTTTCGACTTCATAAGAGAACACCTGATAGTAATAGCTATCTTGTAATCTCATAATATCAGAAATAAAGCTCTGTGTATCTGCCCAGCTTCCTTGACCAATACCTGTAGAAAGAACAACCGCCTTACCAAATATGCCTGTCTCATTATTAGCATTATCAAGAACCAAAAACTCATTTGGCTGATAACCAAATCCAGAATTAAGAATTTCCACTGCCGTTGCAACGCCCGTCGCAGAGCCCGCATGAGCATCTACAATCGCATCGCCGCCCCAATAACCACCATCACCATCTGGAATTCTCAAGTCATATATCAAAGGTTCAATAATACTTACTGTAGGAGAATCTGAGTAACCATCACCAGGATTTTCATTCGCAAGATATGCAATTCTACCTATTTGTTTATTTATGATAGAAAACGCCTGTGAAATTTCTGTATCAAGATTAGAACCGAGCGTAGCCTGTGGAAAATATTGCCAGTTTGTTAAACGTGTCTGAGTTACAACCGTTGCCGTAGCTCCTGAAGAATTTCCGACAATATTCATACCTGTTACATAATAACCAATATCATTTCCATCGGCTCTACTTACTGTAAGAACAGTAGAATTAGAGGCAGCGGCGATGACAAAACCGTTAGAAAATGTATTAACCACCGGGTCATATGAATTTACAATCTGAACAACGGCATGGTTAGTGTTGCTTACAAGAACAACACCAGGAGCGATATTAGCGTTATTAATATTAACACTATTACTTGTGCAATATAATTGTTGTCCATCTGAGATATAAACTACAACGTTAGCTATACCAAGGGCTGTATTTGAGAGAGACTCACCATTAGCAACTTGGCCACTTGGAGTTGCGATGTAATTAACTTGGAGATTTCTTGTCCAGGCATAGCCAATAGCGCCCTCTCCATTCGTAAACGTTCCAACGGTCCCTGTAATCTGAACAACAGCGCCAGAAGTAGAAAGGTCTATCTGTGTGGCAAGAATGCCCGCAATCGAGTCTGTATTAAGGGCGATGTTTCTAACTTCTGTAAGACCGCCTATCGAGAAGCCAGCGCCCGCACCGCCTGTGCCGGTATTATCAATTGTGATAGAGGCATCTAAAGCGTAGCCATATCCGCCATCAATGAGAGTGAAAACAACCTTTCCGTTTTCCGTAGTCGTCGCAGAGACACGTGCAAGGCCGTCCGTGCCTGTTCCTTTAATTTGGACCAAATCCCCCACGGTAAAATTAGAGCCGCCGTTGTCGATGCTGACGCTCGTGAGAGAGCCTATGATAAGAGGCGCAGAATTACCGACCATCGCCGGGACGGAATCGCAGAATACGAAATCACCATATCGGAAGTCGCCTATCAAAGAAGATATGTAAATAATATTGACAAAGCGGTTATTGACAATCTTCTGATTGACCGTTTCCACCACCGCCGTCGCGCCCGAAGAGCTTCTTATCAAAAGCCCGTTAAGCTGAGCAAGATAGGGCGAGTCGGTAACTTCTATATAACGAGGTAATCTCCATGTTCCATTGGAAAGACGAAGCATGAACTCGCCAGGAAAGTTAACCTTAGAGTCAAGGTTATAAAGTATTCTGAAAAGAAGCTCGATGCCTCTTGAAGAACCCTTGGCTCTATAGAAGTCAAGGATATGTTTGATGATGAAAGGATGGTCAATAGCTAAATGCTGCGGAAAGTTAACCAAGTACTGGTCTGAGAACAGCTTTATAAAGTTATTAGCTGTATAATCAACATTTAGATTGTCAGGAAGACTTCTTGACTGATATGTTGTGCTACCAATATATGTATTTGAATATTGTTCTAACCACTGGTAATAAGCTTGAACGAACGCAATAAAATTCGGACCCTGGTCTTGATAGAAGTCAGGAAATTGGTCTGGTATTAATGGCGACGTTATCTTATCAACATAATTATTGGTTGTCATACTGAGACCACATTAACCTTTACTGAAGAGGTATCAATCTCAACAATTGTTTGCTTAACCCCGACAATCTGGTCTGTGGCAGGAGTTACTGATAATTTAATTCCAGCCGGATTGGCGAACTGAAACACATCAATACTGTCAATATGTATGCTTCCATTACTATAATTTACGACACCGGCCTGAACAAAGTTCTGAACGTTGTTTGTGGTAACTTGTTGGAAGTATACAGTATTAGAACTGTTCGTTATAGTAAACGTTCCATTAGCCTGTGAACCTTTAAAGCTGTTCACACTCGGATTAAAGTCTGTTATTGTATAGTACTTACCATCAGCAAGAAGGAATGAAGAACTTGAAATAGAACCAGGAGTTATTGGATTATTAAAGTTAACTGTTACTGTCTGTGGCGTTCCATTTGCAAAAAGAACATTCTTATACATTGTCAATGCAGTACTTGAACCATCAATTGCTGGGTCTGAAGCATCAACAGCAGCAGAAAACTTGGACATTATGAAGGTGTCCTCGAATTTCTGAAGATTGCTTACATTCCAATCGATGATAGATGTTTGAATTTCTGAGATAAGCTGTTGTGGGGCGAGCGCTGTATTAGAGAAATCGACATAGACCGTAACATTTGGCACAAGAAACAAGTATTCTGGGTCAACAAGCGTTGTCTTTATAGCAACATTTTTCTTATCCACCAAGAACGCATTAATATCTGTTTTGATATTATCAGCGAGTGGAGCGCCGGAAAACGTTGTAAGAGCAATAAAAACTGTACCATACTGAACAGAACCTGATACATCTTCTCCACCGAACACAGAAACGTCTTCTACTTCTGGGAAATTTTCAACAATAATATCTTTGTAGTCAGTTGACGTTACCGCTCTTTCTTGTGTCTGGTAATGGAGAGGCGCACGGAAACGAATAGATTCAATGCCTTCAATATCTGAGCCATTTTGTGAGGCAGACACCATTATTGTATTAGCTCTGACAATACCGCCGTTAATTGGACCCAAATCTTGAGCCATCTGAACCTTCTGAACGCCATTGCCTCTCGAACCGTTCGTAACACGATATGTTGTCGTAATTGCGGCACCATTAGGAGGAACAGCGCCGAAGACGCCATCTCCGAAATAGACTTCATAGACTTGTCCACGGTCTTCTTGAACAAAGAAGACGTATGAATTGGCTACAAGCCCATAAAGATTTGTAGCTTGTGAATAAGAAGCAACGTTTTGGCCGTTATCTGTCGAAACCGATACTGTAATGCTGGTATCATCAACATTTTGGTTTGAGAGTATAAACTTCTGATTTTCAATGGTATTGTCAACGATAAAGGTTTCTGTGAATAGTTTTCCCTCAAAAACGTCCACATTGGAAACCATATAAGAATCGCCAGCAGAAAGAAGAGAATAAGTCTGGTTAGTAACAAAAGAAAAAGTGTCATTAGAATTTCTGCCAATAAATATAGTTCCTGTTGGAATAATAAGATTGCCATTAAGACCAGTAGTCGCAAAAGAGAGATTAACCGTCGCCATAGCCGAGCGCGTAGAGCGCGGAACATAATTCAATTCCTTTGCAATAGACACAACAGATGGTCTTAATTGGGCAGAATCAAGGAAAGATTCAGAACCTATCATATTGAGATAGAATGAATTTAGATAGGTATTATATGAAAGAATATCTAACAAGACATTCATATTCGGACCAGTAAAGTCATATCCTTTAAACTGTGTCTGAGATTGTAGGTAGGTAATTAAATTGTTCTTGAGCGCGTCAAAGTCTAATGATGTTAAGTCAAGCGTTGAAAGTGAAGGCATCCTTAACGTAATCTCCTGAGCATCACAGTAAGCGTGATTAGTTTAGGATTATTTATGAGATAATACATAATCGTAACTTCTATTGCGTTCTTATCTGCGCTCGCTGGTTGTGTGTAATAGATTGGGTTAGATAGGTCTTGAACTTGGACAGTCTCAAGGATAGCCCGTGGTTCCCATGTTCTAATCGTAGCTGTTATAGAATCAATTAGGAAGTTTTGAAGGGGCACACCGGCCAATTCAAAGAGAGAAGTCGTTATGTTACAACCAACATTAGGCTGAAACAATCTTTCTCCGTAATTCGTGAAGATTAAGTTCTTAATAGACTGTGTTACCGCCTTCTCATTAGTCACAAGCAGCAATTCAGGGCCAAGAGGAGACTGGTCAAAATTGTCAAGAAAGTCTGAATAATATTCATATTTCTTTTTGATGCTTGTAAAGGTATCCGCACGAGTGACTATAGTTGCCATTACTCACCACCAGCAATAATATAAGAAAAATAAGCAACAGCAGGGCAATCAAAATAACCAAGATAACAATCTTTCCCATCTTTATATATTCTAGCAGTCCATTTTTTTGCCCGCTTATGCCAATAATATCCTTTACTCTTACCCTTATTCCAGGCAATTTGTCCTTTATGACTTTCACTTAAATTTTCAATATGTTTTTCAGAAAGCCTTTTACCTTTATTCCAGGGTAATTTTCCTTTCATTGGAGAAGGTCTTCCAGATGTACCATCGCCGCCATCAGTTCTATTTCTAAGAATACCAGTATTAATATCTTTTCGACCATACCAACGTATATAACGTCTTTCCAAAGCAATAGCCCCTACTTCTGTTAAATTAGTTTCCAAGAACACAATTTTAGACCTATCCTTTGGAACAGATACACAATGTTCTTTTCTATAAGCTCTTCTGCCCTTACCTTTACCAATATAATAAGGCAACCCATTATTACTGATATAAGCATATACATAAAATGAATCCGCTCTTGTTACCTGAGTAGTCACCTATATTCCTTTTTTATATTATTTATTATGGAATTGCGACTTGTTCCTTTATAATTCACAATACGCCAAAAAAGGATCAGTCGTTAAAATAGCACAATCCCCCTGATTGCCAGGAGAAATGCTTGGACTAAAACTCTGAATATCTATTCTTCCTCCAGATGCAGTTCCACTAAAAGCACCTGGAAGCGTTGTACTTCCACTAGAAGCAGCCGATCCAGGTGGCTGAATTGTAGGTGTAGCAATTAAAACAACAGTAGGAGTTGCCCTCATTTTAACAGGAAATTTTATTGATGCTGTTACATAACTCGTATTTACTACACCAACAGCATATCCGCCACCGCCTGCAAAACAATGTCTTCTAGATAACATTAATTCTTCAGGATAGACTCTTACTGGATATGTAGGAGGAGAAGAAACCGTTCCATTTGCTATATTAGGAGTTATTGTCATTGCACATTCACCAATTCTAACATATTTAGAAGTAGTATTTAAAGCACCAAAACTAAAAGACACTTCCATTCCAGCATTAGCAGTAGTATTAGAAGCAAATGCAAAAGCAACTTGTGTCCATGAAGCATCTGGACAAACTTGAAGATTATTTGCATTAATAAGAGTAGATGTTGAAGTCCAATTATCTGTAGCCGTTGGATATTTAATTGTTAGTGTTGGTGTAATACTTGCGCCACTTCCATTATAAATATAAGCTTGAACAGTAATTTGTTGATTGGCTGTATAAGCAGCTTGTAATGCTTCCATTCTCTGTTTTATAGTAAGAGCAGTATGGCTTGTTGCTCCATTTACCTGCATACATTGATAAGAATTAAGTCTACCAGCAGCGATTGAAGCTGTAACAGATGCTCCTGTAGTAACAACTTGCCAACAATCAGCAACATAACCATTGCCTGAAACAATAAAACCACCACTTGACACACTACTACTAGTATTAATTGTTGCTGTTCCTGTGCCTCTCTGCCATACTTCCATATTTCCATTAAGTAACAAATTTGTTCTTGTATCATAATTTGAAAGATTATTCGATAAATTGATAGTATTTGGATAAACTGAATTATCAACAAATACACCAGACAAATTAGAAATTACTCCTGTATTTGCATTAACAAAAATACCAGAAGAATTAGAAACAATACCATTATTAGATTTAACAAAAAGACCAAATATATTAGCAACCAATCCATTATTAGAAAATATTCTTTTTCTCTGTGCTGACTTAGAACCAGGAGAACTAAACATTAAAGCCCTCCTACCAATTGAAGAAATTCAGGAGGAAGGAACACGCCAGACGAGTTAGAAACCATTCCTCCATTAGCAATAACACTTATGGCAGCGCCAACTGCTATACCATTGCCAGCGTTAACAGCCAAACCACCAGTGGCAAGAGACAAACCAGAGGTAGCAGCCAAATTGGCAAATACACCTGTAGAATTGGCAACGATGCCACTATTAGCAAGAACAAAAACGCCAGTGGAATTAACAATAAGACCGCTATTAGCAAGAACAAATACTCCTGTAGAATTGACAGTTAACCCAGAATTAGCAAGAACAAATACACCAGTTGAATTAGATGCGATGCCGCTGTTAGCCAATGGTATCCCAAATATGCCAGAGGTATTGGTAATAATACCAGTATTGCCAATAAGCCATAGACCAGTAGAGTTAGCAACCATTCCGTTAGTCGAATTGACATTTATCGCTCCAGAGACAAAAGTAAGACCACCGCCAAGATTAGCAAACAATCCTGACGAATTTGAGACAATGCCAGAATTACCAACAGGCGCTACCGTTCCAAAGATACCTGAAGAATTGACGGTTATGCCAGTATTGGGAATAAGCTGTAAACCAGTAGAATTTGTTGTTAAACCATTACCAGTTTGAGCCCAAAGACCAGTAGAATTAGCTATCAATCCATTAGTAGATTGAACATTAATAGCGCCTGAAACAAAGTTTAAACCACCACCAAGATTAGCAAAAATACCGCTCGAATTGGATACAATACCGGAATTGCCTATAATCTGGAAATTGGCAAGATTAGCCTGCAACTGAGCATTCGAAACTACATTAACGGCAGCGACCGAATCGACAAAGAGTGTATTATTAGCTGTCAGTGTAAGGACATTACCAGACAAACCGGCAGTTGTCTGGTAATTTCCAAGATTAGAAGTTAATTGAGAATTATTTGGATAATAGCGTCTAAGCCGAGAGAATTTAACATAAGAATTTGCTATTGAATCAGCCATAAGCTGAGCAGTGTTAGTATAATTAGCTAGATTAGCCTGTAACTGAGCGGAACTAACTTCATTATTAGCATCAGAGTTGTAGATAAGAGTATAGTAATTCCCATCACCGCCCATAATGCAACTCATTGCATCGAAGATAGACGTAATATTTAATGATGCTAAACCATCTACAAGACAATTGGCATCATCAGTAGTCACTGTTAAAATATTGTTAGTGCTATCTATTTTCTTTAAAGTATAGCATTTTGAGGCAATAGCATTACTTGGGAGAACAACAATTCCATTTACTTCAGTAGTGTCGCCAAAGAACATGTTATAGGTATCATCCAACGTAATTGACGCTGAATTGACTGTATATACAAATAAATTATTCCATACAAACTGACGGCCAAATCCACCTGTCACGTTACATACACTTTCGTAGCACAACCACCACCGCAAGTACCACAAAGCTGTCCACCAGGACTGCCAATGTGTGACTCGCCGTCGAGCGTAATCTTCTGACTTTTTACAGTTATTTGACTATTTTCGATAGTTATAGTAGAACCTCCAACTTTGATTTCTATCTTACTGGCCGCGTTAATCACCATAGTAGAACCAGACTTAACTCTTAGTTCTCCCTTGCCGGTTTGAATTTGTAATTTTCCTTTTTGAGTACGAACATCATAATTGCCTTCCTTCTGACAATGAATTCCACAATCTGATTGATGTATTGCATAATGAGCGCCTTGAGTTGTTGTAACCTGATTGCCCTCATGATAGATACGATTTTCACCAGAAGTAGTCTGAATATGAATACCCTTTTCTGATGCATTCATAAATGTAGAAGAAGCACGCACACGACCATCATTACCATGTAAAGCGATATTAGTATTGGTAACGCCGGTCATTTCATTCTTAGTAGTTGTCGTCGCCTTTTCATTTTTAGTATTCTTATTTCCTACACCACCAGTATAATGCTCATTATTATCTTTAGTATGTGCTTTCTTATTCTTATCCCATTCTCTTCGAGCATTTGGCAGCATTTCTGTATAGATAGAATTA